CCACTCGATCCAATACTCAAACTCCCTGATAAAGTCGAAAGAGCATTTCTCAAAGTCGAATCCGTCGCTTGTCGCATTGCTCGCGCTTACGATATCGCTTTCCCTGATCGTCACGTATTCAAAATCACTCATTGCGCTATGGTTTCTCTTTTTTGAGTTTCCGGAGCTATCCGCCCTCGTAAATGTGGGCTCGGATTGCCGCGTCCTTTGACTCAATGAGCTTTCTAAGCGCGACCGTTCTCTCGGGACCCGCGGGGATAGAATCCGCTATGAAATGCGCGAGATCGTGAAATCTTTTTGAGATAGGCCTTTGTGCCGACTTTAGATGATCGTAAGCAAAAAACTTGAGCAAACGATCCACTTGGGGGGCATCGTAAAGGGCTTTCGAGAAAGAAAGAAAACGGAGCCGTAATTCCCTAAAGGCATTTCCAAGCCTTTCGACTCCGCATTTCAAAGAAAGAATCGTTCCCGCGACCTTTGGCAATTTTCTTACTCCGTTTCGTTTTCGGAGCTTGTTTCGTCCGAGGAATCCTCTTGGTTTCCATCGCTTTCCGTGGAATCCGTGGAATTCTCTTGGTTTTCGGATTCGTCGTCGCCTGGCGAATCCGTCTCCTCCGTTGTTTCCTCTGTTTTTGGCTGTAAGGTATCGCCTCGGTTCAAAACTTGGACATCCGATCCAACAATCGCGAATCTCTTGTCCGCTCGTCCGCCAATTCCGGAATTCAACTTGACGACGTAAATCTCTCCGTCGCTCGCCGTAAATGTTCCGTAATATCCCAATTGCTCGCCGTCATATTCCCCATCCGGAATAGCCTCGACGCCACATGATTTGTAAGCATCACAACCGCTTATCATAGAAACTCCAATAAAGAAAAAAGTTAGTAACTCGGCTCAACTGCCGTTTTGGTGAGTTGAGGGGACCGGATTCTCCTCCGTTACTTCTTTGATATCAAACCAAAATTTGTCCCCTCCGATATCTCGGAGATCATTCATTTCGAGAGATCCCAACTCGAATGAAATTTTAAGCGACGCCGTCTCCTTTTTGTCGTCGTAACCCGTTTTCCCTGCTTTAAAAGGACCGATGATCCGAAATCGGTCAACGCCTTTTATTTGCTTTTGGGTCGGTTTGTCGTCCCCTTGGTAGAGAGTACCGGTAAGGAACTTTTTCGACATTGAGAGAGCCGATTTAAACGCATCCGCGCCGAGACCCTTCGTCGAAAATTCGATCGTGAGAGACGGAGTTCCGCTTGAGAATGAGATCGTTTTTCCGATCGTCACAATCATTTTTTGCTTTTACTCCATATGAGAATTGATAAAACAAGGATATCGATCTCGAGGAGTCTTGTAAACTACTATTTACATAAAAATAGCGGAGTCGAGAATCAAGTCCGGAAAGAGAACTCTTAAACTCGTACTCCGCAAACGGAAATATCAAAGTAGTATTTCAGCCGCCAACCAGAAGAATCCGAGAGCGCAGACAAAAACCAATGTTGAGAGCGTCGCCACCAAGAGCCAGTAAAAGAGATAGATCGTCCATCGGACCAATAGGCAATAATTCGAAACGTTCTGCCTTAAACTCTTGTAACTCGCAACGGGATCTATATTCATTTTGCCGGATCATAGAAAACGACGTATTTCGTCGGCTCTTGGTACTCAATGACGTATAGCGCGACCGTTGAGGACTCTCTTTCTCTGATCTCGTAACAACGAATAATTTTGTCCACTTTTGCCGCCTCCTCGTCGATCCAAAAGGGATCATCCCACACGTAAGGAGACGAGGTCGACTTTTCGATCTCGTGAGCGTCAAAGGCCTTTCCGTCAAATCGACCGACCTCGAAAACCTTGGGAGGAGCGGGAGGGGAGCATTTCAAGACGTCTCGACAAACCAACTCGACCACTTGCCGAGCATCCTTGAATTTATCCGGCAACGATTGCCATTGACCATCGACATTTTTACAAACGCTGAATTCGTCCCAATCGACCTCCTCTCGGTCCGCCGCGTAAGCCTCCGCCACGAAAACGGAATATTCTCGGAGGTTGTTTTCGTCCTCTTTCCCAAACTGGAAAATCGGGTTTGCGTCATTGTTCCAAGAGACGTCCTCAAAGCCTTTTCCGAGAAGATATCCGATCAACCATCCGTTGTATTCATAATCGGGGAATTGGTGTCGAAATGCGAGAGATATCGATTCGCTTTCGCCGTATCCGAGGCCTTTGTCCTCATCCTGAATATAAGCGTCGATCGAATCCCAAGATTCGCCGGTTATCGTGATTTGATCGTCTGAGTTGTGAATCCCGATGATCTTTCCATCGGACTCGACTCGATAAAGGAAATGGACGCAACCTCCGCCGGAATGCCAGCAAGTTGACTCCGAGAAAACGACGCTCTCGTCATATCTTGCCGCGGCGAATCCCGAGGCCAATCCGAAAGCAATTTTTCCGGCGATATAGCCGCCGATTCGGTCACGAATAAAAAACTTGTTTGATTTGGCGATATCCCAAGCCGCGTTGTAAAACTCCGTAATCTCCTCCGACGCCGGTCCAAATATCCCATTCATGCAATCAAGGATAATTTGGTTTGCGTCGCAAAAATCATGGCTTGCGCACGAGAATTCATCGTTATTCGCCTCGTTCCTTTCGTTGACCTCTTGGAGACATCGACGACCCAATTCGTCGTAAAGCTTACAAGAGAAATCGATCGCTAACTCCTCGGGACTCGAGCAAATTTCGACCCTTTGGGCTTGTTTTCCTGTTTGGCGGTAATACTCATCCTCGACCCCTTGGAGATCGCTTTCCTCGAGTTGAGGGATTGAGAAAAGGCTCTCGCCGTCGACAGTCTCAAGAGGGTTTCCGTTTTCGTCGGTAACGATGGTTTTCATAATATTTCCGTTTGAAAGAGTAAGAGAAAAATCCTCGAGACTTGGAGTCGTTTGCGGACTCGGACGAAATTCGTCGTTTGCGGACTCGGAAACCAAGCCTCGAGGATGCCCTCCGTCGCACTTCGCAAGATCCGAGGGAGGGCGACCTCGGGGAAGTATCAACCTATTTCAATTCACTTTCGTTGATTTGGACGTAAACGGTTGAGCCATTGCTCCCGCCGGATGATTTCTCATACAAATATTTGTATTCGATATGTAAAGCGTCTCCCTTATCCCAACCCGCTCGAATTGTTACCGACAACGACGAAAAGATCGGAGCAACCGGTCCACACGTTTTAGGGGATAGTTTGTGATTTCCGAGGTCGACCCAACTCAAATCCAAATCTTTTGCGTCGACAATTTCGACCGTTACTCCTAAATCGTCAAAAATACGGCTTTCGACAACGCCCTTTACTAACTCGTTGGTAATGCTCATTTGAGAAACTTCCATTTGTGAGATTGACTTGCTCGGAGTGCGACGTCCGACTTATGTAAACTACTCTATACAATCATTCGGCATTGATCAAGCCGAATCGGAGAACATTTTCGAAATAATCTCTTTCTCCCTTTCTTCTCGTAATTTGCGACCCGCCTCCGCCATCTTTTCCCGAGAATCTTTGGCCAGGATCTCGTCGAGTTCCCCCGTAATCCAACATTTTTGGCAGAATTCGAGACCCGCCGACCCTTCGACTCGAATCGATTTGACCTCTATCCCGTGTTTACACTTGACCATTTTTCTAGCTCCACTGAATACCGCGATTTACTTGATAGACAATATTGTCGAGCGTCCGAGCCATACAATCCGGACATTTAAAGAGTAATCTCATTTTCTGGACTTGCTCGGGAGTGAAAAAGCCGAATTTCTCACAATCGAACGAGTCACAATCGACCCTATGCTTAAACTCGATTCGAGTTATCTCGGTATCGGGTCGGATTGGCTTTCGTTTCGTCCCCATTTCGCAAAACATATCAATAAAGCCTTGATTGTCGAGATCCGGAAATCCCTCTCTCGTGGCGCCGTGTGGCTCGTCGAGGATCTTCTCGAGAGGCTCGAGTCGGACGTCAACGACTTTGATCTCGTGAATTTGGACGACCGATTCCCCTCGCTTGAGACCTTGACCTTTCTCAATGGCGACGAGGACCTTATCCGGCTTGAGGTTTTTCCAGCTGTCGAGCCGTCGAGTAACGTCTTTCGTTCTCGCGTACATTGGACCGACCGTCTTTGAAAATGCCATATTCATAATCAACCAATCAAAAGTGAATTACATTGAAAGCCCTCGTTTCCATTTCCCTCGATCGCTTCCATTTTCTTTAGCCTCGCGAGAGCCGTCGAAAAGCTTCCCGATTGGGAATATCCAGTCCCCTCCGAGATCTCCTCTCGAGACTTCAAGTCGTCCGCCTCGAGGAGAAAGTCGAGAATCTTCTTTTCGCAAGTATTGAGCTTTTCTTTGAGCCAAACAACGAGATCCGATCCCTCGGGTTTTGGGTCGGAATACTGAGAGACGACCCGAGTCCCCTCCGCGGTCAATTTCAAGCCGTCGAGATACCCTCGTTTTCGGAGAGTTCCAATCGCCGTACTAAACGAACCCGATTGACGATATCCGGAGTAAAGAGAGATTTTCGAGAGGTCGATAACCTCGTCGTCTTTGATCCAAAAAGCCGCCTGTAAAATCTTCGATTCTGCCTTTGAGAGATCGTCCGGAATTGCGGCCGGCGAGACCTTTGGAGTCTTTGGCTCGGTCTTTACCGCTCCGTTTTTGCTTGGTTTCAAAACGACCGAGGGGATATGACGTTTGGGCCCCACTGTGACAATTTCCGAGATCCTCGAGAGAGTTTCCTCAAAGACGGATATCCGATTTTTGAGCTCTTGATTCTCTTTCTCGAGACGCTCAACCTCCGGACCATTGTTTGACGATTTCTCGAGTTGAGCGATTCTCTTTTTCAACTCCTTTGGATCGTTCGACTTGGCTCTCTTGATTGCCTCGCCGAAACTACTCTCAACCTTGTTCAAGTCGATTTCCGCAACCCTTTTCATTGCGTTGACGGATTTCCCGACCTCCGGAGTTGCGCTCGAGTCGAAAGATTTACGCTTGGGAATCTTATAGGTTTTCGCAACTTCCAATTCGCCAGGCGAAAGCACGAAAGCCGATCCTACCTCGAGTTTGGCAATCTTGCCGGTCAACTCGGTTCGCTCTTTTGCCGGTCGACCCTGATATTTGAGATAATCGTCCACCGCTCCGAGGTCTTGGGGAGCGGTCAACCTATGGAAGAAAATCGGGTCGGCTTGTGTCAATAGATCTTTGTTGAGTACCGCGGGGCGTTGAGTAATCATCGTCAATCCGATTCCTCGAGAGCGACCTCTCCGGCAAACGTTCTGCCATGCTCCCAACGATTTCGCCGCATACTTGGAGCTTTGAGGAGCGAAAAGATCCGCCTCGTCAAGGAAGATATGGACGGCGTCCCGATTGGATCTCCAAATCGTCGTAGCGAAGTCCGTCGCAAATTGCCTCATTTCGTTTTCACCCAAGAGAACGAGGTCAAACAAAACCGGAACTCTTTCATTTATCACGAATTCCGCGGCCACCTTTCCCGAGTCTTTCGAGAGCGGAATATCGCCATTGTCGCCACCGAAAACGACGACCGGATAATCGGATCGGATTCCGTACCAATCCCCTTGAGGGTCAATTATGACGACCGGAACTCCCTCGCCGATCAACCTCTCCGCGTAGACAATTCCCGTATTCGTCTTTCCCGATCCAGTCCTCCCAAGGATCGCGCATTTCATTCGATAGTAATCTGGAATCTTCATTACGCCTCCACATACCGAGTAAGGATATAAACCGAATGATCTCCGATAACATCAACGACCGCCGTATTCCCTGCCTCGTTGTGCAATGCGACCCAAACGGGGGTTGATTCGTCGACGTCATACTCGCCGCCCTTGTACCCCGTTACCGACGAATTAGTCATCGGCTTAATTGCCTCGATGAGCTCCGCGACGGTCAACGCTTCTTTTTCGTTTCCGTACTCGAGCGCGAGATCTTCGTAATAACCTCGATAACTGTAAATATCGCCGGTCGGTCGAAAGTGGGCAAAATCGAAATAAACGTTTGCCTCGGGATCTTTCCTCTCGAGAGCCGCGATCAACTCGCCGAGATCCATTTGGTTTCTATGTTTTTTCATCGTTCAAAGTGGCAACGTTGCCACTACTCCGTAAGGGTTTCGATCGTTGCTTTTACCATATGAACGTCGGAAACGTTCTCGTCGGCAAACCGGAAAGCGATCCCGTCGGAACAAGAATGAATCTCAACGTCCCAAGTCATCAGGACTCGACGGAGATCAAAAAGAAAGCAATCTCGAGTTGCTTTGGGAGTCAATTCAACGTTAGCGCGCCCAGCTGATACGCGCCCCTCTGTCTCCTACCGTTGGTCGTCGACGTCTTTACTCATAACTGACTTTCTTTGTTGGTTTGAGCGCGCTCCGCTCCCCATGCGCGAAAGACAGTTTTGTCCGATCTTTGCGAGAGGAAAACGGAGCGCGATTTGACTTTCTTCGTCGGAATCACTTGTCCGCCGCCGGTCCCATGACTTCCCGACGTAACTTGATTTCGCTCAAGTTTCCCAAAAGCGCGAATCATTCGACGATTTGCGAGTTTCCCTCTCGTCAGCCTCGAGTTATAATCTCGATTGTCCGATCGTGTCAATCATTCTTTACGTTGGTTGACCTGATTATTTGCCAAATAGCCGGTTCTCGAACCATGACTCGGGAACCGGCTAACTCTTTTTTATGACCAACTCGGGACAATACCGAATTTGATCTCGGAATCAATCTCCTCGTTTTGTAGTTGTTTTCTGAGTTCCCTCGTCACTTCCAAAAAGTCTCGAATCTCGTCCTCAAATTTCCCCAATTCAACGAGGGGACATTCCGACGTTTTGTCAAAGCAACATTGACGACCGGCAAAATGGTTCGAATTTGGGACGAGGATCAACGGCTCGTCGGCGTTCGTTGCCTCTCCCCTCCCTTCCATCAATTCCGATTCGTAAGCCTCATAATTGAAAGACTTGTCGTCAATCTCGATATACGGTCCGACGTAAACTCCAAAGTCCATACTCATTTTCATTCGCTCCAAACGTCAAGGTTATATTTCTGCAAAATCCAGCCAATCCCGACGAGTAGGACCTCGCCACAATTGAACCGGTCGCGACAAGCATCCGTCGCGATATCGGAATACGAGACTTGGATAATCCTCGACTCCAATTCCGCGCGAAAAGCCCACTCAATCGCCGACGCGTCGCATTCGTCGGAATTGCATCCCTCCGCGGGATTGTTGTACTCTTGCGGACCGTGTTTCGGACAAACGACGTATTCGTAGCCGTAATAAAAATTCCCTTGTCTCGTCCGCATGACGGCATAATCCGAGCCGATCCTTATCTCGGGTCGCCTAAGATTCTGATCAATCAACGGGCTCGCCCTCTGCCTTTGTTGATACTGTCGAGACGCTCTCGTTTGACCGAGCGAAAGCGTCGTCGAATTCCTTGTTTTGAGCCTGATTCCAGCGATCGAGATTTCCTTGCGTGATTTGCTGGTAAGCCTCATAGACCATCATGCAACCTTTAGCCGATGGGTATTGGAAAAGCTCCGGATTGAGATCGTCCTCGCTCTTTCCTACCTCGAAAAGGATTTCTTGGTAATACAATTCGGAATCCCACAAAACCCAATCAGCACAACGGACCGACAAAACGGAGGAATTGAACTCGACGAAAACTCCCTCGATTCCGGCATTCTCGAGAATCATCAAAGCTTGATGAGCCGCGACGAGTTGATTCTCCTCATTAAAGACCGTGTCGATAGATACCGCCTCTTGGTTGACCCATTCGTTTAGTTTTTCCGGATCCGCCTCGGTCTTTTCGGCGTCGAATGTGATCATTACCGCGGTTCGTTCTTTCTTCATTTTCGGCTTTCTGTTTTGGATTGAGGACTCTATCCCGAGACTCCCTCAATTTTTTTCAATCGCTTTTCTTCCCTTCTAAGCAATGGTCGAATAGTCCCGACGAGATATTCGGCCAGGAGGTAAGGATCGTAAACGTCGTTTTCGTCACGAAACGGCAACGGTCCCATTTTGATTTGTTCCAATGTCCGGACTCGAGACTCTCCGAGGAATTCCGCGAACTCCTTTGTCATTCCTTTTCCCTCGGGTCCGTTGCAGGTCGCGCATTGAGGCCAAACGTTAAGGAGTAAATGAGCGGTTTGTTTGCACTTCCGCCCGATGAAATGCCCTCCTTGAATCGCCTTATCTCGGTAGACGTAAACGTCTCCGCAAGTCACGCAAGCGACGAGGCCCTTTTCGTCCGCGCGTTTGTATACGGCAAGCTTTTGGACGTCCGGCAAAAGAAACTTACTCCAATGTTTAGGAGTCATTAAGGTTTTGAGTTTTTCCTCGACGAATTTCTCTATCTTTCGGTCAATCGCGTTCATGCTCTGCTTTCATCCTTTCCGCTATCCATCTAACAACCGGGACCGAGACCGCGTTCCCCATTTGGGAATATCGGTGAATGTCGGCAATCCCCGCGGTCAACGTAAACGACTTTCCCTCTTTCAAAAACGATCGTTGAGGACCGTTACTCCCCTCTCGATAGAGCGCCTCGCCTTTGATGACAATATCGACCGCGCCTTTAAAGTCACGCTCGAGCAACGTCGAGGACTTGTCGGTCTCGACATACTTTCCGAATTTCCTCATTGCAAAGACGGCTAAGTTTTTGTCGTCGCATTGTCGCCGCCCTGAGCGATTTCCGTTAGCGCTTGCCGTAAGTGTAATACGTTTCCGTTTTCGCTTGCCCTCCGCAGGATTCCGGAACAAGCTTTCGGGCTCAAATAATATTCGGGAGGGACCTCGGACGTCTCCAAGACATCCAACAATGAACAATCTACGGCGAGTTTGGGGGATTCCGAAATATTGAGAGTCAAACACTCTCCACGAAACGCCATACCCGAGCCTCTCCAAGTCTGAGAGGCATCGTCCGAAATATCGTCCGTTTTCACTTGTGAGCAAATCGCGGACGTTCTCGAGTAGAATCCAACGGGGAGAACTTCTTTCGAGAGCTTCGACAATAAATCGCCATCCGTCTCGCTCATCAGCGCTCCCGCGACGATCTCCGGCCATTGAATGAGGTTGACAGGGGAATCCGGCGACGAGGACGTCGTATCGAAAAGCTCTCCTTGTGGCATACTCGCAACTCTTGTAAAGGATTGATCTTGGAAAATGACGACGGAGGATCAATTGACATTTGGGATTGTGTTCGGCTTGGAAAATCGCCTCTCCGATTCCCTTAAATCCGAGCTCAAAACCACCCACTCCCGAAAACAATGATCCTAATCGGAGCATGACAAAGACTCCTTGAGTTTCTCGAGTCGTTGATTCGTCAAATCAACTTGAGATTGACGGACATCGATTCCGCAATATTGGCGACCGTTTCGGATTGCCGCGGCCGCGGACGTACCCGATCCGATGAATGGATCAAAGACAATTCCGTCCGGAGGACAAAACGACTTGACGAAAAACTCGGCGAGCCACTCGGGGAACGGCGCCTCGTTCTCGTGGGCGAGATCGTCTCCCATATGACCCTTGCCGACGTTGCCTTTTATGACGTTTGCCGGATTCGCCAGCTTGGGAGGAACGTATCCCTCCGCGGTTTGAATGTCCCCGTTTTTTGATCCTCGAGTCCCGACTCCCTTTTTCGTTACTACCTCGTGAGACGGTCGACCGGACTTTTGACGAGATCCATCTTTCCGTCGATTATTGCCTCCCTTTTCGACCGCTCCTCCCCATTGATTCCGGCGAGTCCCATCGGAAAGTCGATGACTCATCGCTCCCCCGGGCGCCCACTTAGGAGGATGACCGCAAGCCGTATTATCGGACCAAGGGAGTTTTCCTCCGGAGGTCGCGCATATGATCAACTCGTAATCGTTCCGTAACCAATCGGGGCCCCCGCTGCCAGGAATTCCGACTCGTTGGAATATCGGAGGTTTTCTCAAGTGGATTCCCGCTCTCTTGAGATCAGCGACCAAAAGAAACGGGGTCGCCGAGTAATTGAATTTGTGAGTCTTTCCCTCGACCACCCAAGCGACAAGACCTTTTGTCACCCGAACGCATTCGACGAACCTCTCGAGCGCCCAATCGACCCAATCTTGACCCTTGAGAGAAAAGTCGATTCCATAGGTCCGAGCGTCCTCGTATGGAGGCGAACAAAAGCAGAGGTCGAAAGAGTTGTCGGCAAACATTTTCATTTGTTTGAGACAATCGCCTTTGATGATCATTACGCCGGCGCCCCGTTCTGAGATTCTTTGAAGTCCTCGCGCTCTCCGGATAACGCCTTGACTTGATCGGGAGTCAACTCGGGTCGCTTTTCGATCTGCGCTTTGAGCTCCGCGATCTTTTGATTCTGAGTCTTTCGGGATTGGCTCAAAGTCCGGATTGCGGTTTTCAAATCTTCGTTATCGCTTTGTAATTCGGTGACTTTTGCCTCGAGTCCGATAAGCTTGTTTTCCAGCTGCTTGACCCTCTCCATTGCAAGAGTCACCGACATAACTTGATATTGTTTAAGGAGACGATCCAACGGCTCGAGGAGGATATCGATCTCGCCCTCTGCCTTTTCCCTGATCTTCTCGATTTTGGTCAACGAGTTGTCGTATTGCTCTTGACGCTCCGCCATATCTTTGACTTGAGACGAAAGAGCCGCCACTCTTTTTTCAATCTCGCTCATAAGCGATAAGCCTTTCCTTTGGTACTTCTTTAATCGGGAGAAACCATTCGGTCTCATTGATCGGCATCAACGGGAGGTCTTTCGGAGGATAGCTCCAATACGACTCCCGCGCGATAGCGTGGTAAAGTTGCGAGAATGTCATTTTCTCACAAGTCGGCTTTTGAGACTTTTTAACCGCGAGGACTCGGTAAGCCCATTTTTTCTCGAGGTTCTCCGTCCGCTTTGCCATCTTTCGAATTTTGAATTGAGTATTTTTCAACTCCTTGAGAGTCCCGTCGACTTGGAGGACCGCTCTCGTCTTTCCGATCCAAGAGTCGCCGCAATGCTGACAACGGAGACCCATCCGGACCATTGAGCATTTCGGACATACTATCGGCTGTTTTTCCTTTTGATCGTGGCATCGCTCCGACCGCCTGGCATGTTCGATACGGTCGTTTGAGGTAATCTCCCAAAACCGATCGGCATTCAATGACCCGTGTCGCCAATAGTTCCCGCCGTGATCCTGAATGATTACGTGATCCATCGAGGAGTGATTTCGGAGCAATCGTCCGCCCGCTTGAATGTAAGCCGTCAACGACCCGAAAACCGTCGCGAATATCCCGTGGTAAAGAAAAGGCCAATCGATCCCCTCCCTCAAGACGAAACGATTACAAATGACGTTGATCTCGCCCGACTCGACCATTTTCTCGATTTGGTCCCGTCGACTCTGATTGATCGGAAAGATCTCTCCCTTGATCATGCAATAATCGGAATCGATATGAGCCGCGGTTATTCCTCTGCGCTCGAGGTGGAGAGCGAACCATTTTGACTCCTCGACTCCCGAGGCGAAAAGAACCGCGGGACGCCTCTCGGGGTTGTATCGGTGATAATGTTCGACGACTCTCCCGAATACTTGCTGAGTGTATTTCATCCGCTTTCCCGCCGAGATCGCGACCTCGCCTCCCGTGGTATCGACCTTGCCGACAAGTTTCTCGGATGGCTCATCGGGAGCGAAGTATTTCGCGCCGTGCTGGACGTGGGATCCGCAATCCCTCAACTCGGAATTTTTACCCGCTTGGATAAGCTTGTCGTAAATGTGAGAGATCCCGAGGGGCGTCGCCGTAAATCCAATCAAAATACAATTTGGATTCATGCGAACGTGTTCTCGGAATATCCGTTGACAAGACTCTCCGCCGTTGTTGTGAGCCTCATCGACGAATATCTCGTCCGACTCGGGGACCTCTCCTCCTCGTTTGATAGCGGACGCCATCGTTTGCAACATTGCGAGTTGAATATCCTCGTCAACGCTTGGACTATGTCCCGCGGCTATCAATCCGTAATTGATCTCCTCGTCCCTAAATTTCGCCGCGGTTTGCTCAAAAAGCATTACCCGATTCGTGTAGAGAGTCGTTCTCTTTCGGGTCTCTTGGGTCCTCGTAATCATCATTCGAGTTTTGCCGGCGCCCGTTGATGCTTGGACGCAAATTCGGCGATAACCATCTTTGATGGCTTGATCGATTTGATCTAACGCGCTTCGTTGATGCTTCCAAAGGCTCAAAATTGCCTCCAATTCCAAATTAGCAGAACGCAACCGAAAGGAGGTCTCATATTCGGGAGGACCTCTTTTTGATCCGGTTTCAAAAATCGATATCGGCCAGGCAGAAAGCGACAAGTCAACGGGCTTCCCGCCTTGTCTCGAAACGGCTCGACGAACTCTTGCCACCATCCTTGCTCCGTCCGATTCGCTGGCAACAAAAGGACGATAATCTCCGCCAACCTCTCCGCCCAAGCTTTCTCCACCCATGGCGCGATTTTGCTATATGGAGGATTGCAATAGACCCTCTCGTCTTTCCATGACTTGGACAAGCCGTCCGTTTGCTCGGTATAGAATCGATCGAGCTTGGCGTTATGGCTTGCCGCGGCCACGTCGACCGAGAACCGAAACTCCTCATTGAGTTTATCGAAATCAGCTTGAGGGAGAGCCCGATCGTCCGCGCCCTCTTTTCGGGATGAGTTCAAACCTGAGAGCGTTGGCATTATCCCACCTTTACCCCATCTTTCCCAAAGACAAACGAAAGTCCAAAGTCGCAAATTACAAGGTAAGACTCCCCCTCTTTCACGTAGTTTTTTTGTGAAATAAACGGGACAAGCTTATCGACGATCTCCTCTCTCATTTTTGCTTTTGGAGTCGGCAACTCGGAATGATGCTCGAGATAATGCTCCTTTGTAACTCCGAATCGAGCCACGTCGGGAACCGGATCAAACCAATCGACCATAATCATTTGGACGGGAACGCCACCACCAAAACAAAATGAGCTAGGAAACTGTCTCGGGAGTTGAAAGACCCGACAAAAGTTATTCCACCCATCGACCAAAAACGTATCCATTATTCCCCCATCTTGAGACAACCGTCTCGCGAGCAATTGACGTGAAAATGACCATTTGACTCCGCCGTCGAGAATCGCATATCGGAACCGCAGAGAGGGCAGGGCATAACGCCGAGCTTTCTCCCTCTGAGTCCCGCGATTGCTTTCGCCGCCGCGAATCCGTAAACGCGGAGCTCGGTCATAATGCCTTGCTCCACGTACTCGAAGTAAGCCTCCGGAAGCCTAACGAAAACTCCTCTTTTTTGAACAAGCTCGAGGAGCTTCTCAATCTTGGCATTGTCGAGAATTGGCTCGGGGAGCTCCGGCTCATCCGTTTTGTCCGATGCCTCTTGATACCGTTTGACGAACGCCAAGACATAAGACCTTTCCCCGTTGGAATCTTTAAACTCCTCAAGACCGGAGTTATTTTCCAACGCAGACCAAATAGCGTATTCAAGATCCTTCGCAACTTCAGTTTTCATTTATCCCTTATCCAATCGATTGCTGTTTGAACGTTGTCAGAATCGGCACAATCTCCAAGCTGAACCGTTTCAAAATCGACGTTTACCTCTATTTGATTTTCTCGGCTGATCTCAATTGTCGCATCGAAATTGATTAACAACTTTCGAAACTCGACTAAAAATTCCTCTATGTTATCCATCGCTCAACCCCGATATCTTTTTGATCATTTCGAGGACCTCGTCGAGCTTCTTTGTAAACTCGTCCTGATCCTCGTCGAATACGTCCTCGGGGAGAACTGCCTCCGCTCCCATATGGACCTTTGTCATATCCAAAACGACCCGCCTCAACTCGCCGACGTTTTTCAATGCCGTTGCTTGAAGATCCTCGAGAGCCTCTTTCTTTTTCTCCTCGGGGAGCTCCTCTCCGACCCTGATCTTTGTATTCTTTGGGATCTTGGGCTCGTCGCTTTTTTCCTCGTCTCCTGGCTGATCGTCGTCGTTTTGATTTTCCGATTCCTCCTCGTCCTCTTTCTCTTTTGCCTTGCGAGCCGCCTCCTCCACTTGGCGCCGAATCTTACTCACAAACGTATGACTTACCGAGCAAATATCCGCGAGCTTTCGGTCGGATTGTCCCGCAAACGTTTGAATACCCAAAGCAATTTCAACGGCGTTTTGTTTGTCCGCTCGAGTCCGTCGGAGACCGTGGTCGGCGTTCGCTCCGAGAGCCTTTCTCTTGGCATCCTCGAGAGTTCCCTCCTCGACGTTGCATCGGACAAGCCTTTGATTTGCTTTGATTGCTGAATAAAACCGATGGAATCCGTCCCAAGGATAATTTTTTCCGTCGCTATCCCTGACAACTTCGATCGGTTCTTTGAAAGGCCAATAGTCCTCGTCTTTGTCGTCGCGATCGTAAAGCTCCGAATATTCGTCGACCGTTTCATTCGAGAGAAAAAGTCTTACTTGCGTTCCTGCCTCGGTTTCAATGTCCGAGATTTTTATCCATTCTTCCGCCATGCGAAAAGCCTTTCTATTTTGGGATGATTATTTCGGAAGTGTAAAAAGGAGGATGAGCCTCCCGATCTTTCACAAGTACGATTTTCCGAATATTGTCGCACTTGAATTCCCTGATCTCGTCCCGACCGAGGTCAAGACTTATAAAGTTGTTTATCGTCCGCCACCGATACGGAATGACCAATCGGATCGAGACCTTTGTCTTTGTCACGTAAATAAATCGGACCGCTTGCTCGAGATACATCGCGGACCCGACCGCGCCTTTTATCTGTTTGAGATCCATCAAAACGGAATATCGGTTTCTTTCGGTTGATCCGGCCCCTCGAGTTGCAATCTCAACGAGTTATATCCCTCTCGTATTTTCTCGCTCGGCAAATTCGTAATTCGCTCCCAAGACTTCGTCCCCCAATGCTCCTCGAAAAGAGCGATCTTTTTCTTTTTGACCTCCGCCGATTGTCCGCCTAAATCATGTTTGATCATTAGGCCTTTGATCTCGTCGCTCCAAATCTCCCTTTGTCGCTTCTCGTTGGCGAAACCGTCTCCCTCCGTTTTTCCCTCGAATAAGTCGGACGAGTTCCGTTGATTCATTGAATCAAAATGACTCCCGCCAATGTTCAAGGAATCAAAATGAGGTTGTAAATCCTTGAAAGTCGGATAAGGAAACTCCTTGCCGTTGATCTTGTCCGCGCGATCTTTCTCGACGAGGGCAACGTTTACGAGTTTATTCTCCTCTTTCTTTTTGACCATTTCGATCAAGAGGGACGGCTCGTAAGCCAACTCCTTTTCGGTCGCCATCTTTGACCCGAGATTGACTAGCTCGAGCTTTCCGGACTTCGCATTCTCCCGATACTCGTAAACGTTTCCGGCGCGACCGCAAACGATCATATGGACTTTGGAGGAAAGGAACCGATCGGAAAACCGTTGCCATTCTGCTTTGATTGGGCCCCAATCGTGGAACTCTAGCCCCCATTTCTCGTTGCGACCTTGAGACTTGAGCTTTTGGTTTGCTTTCGCCAAATAAGAGACTTGAGCGTCTTTCCAAACATGGGTAACGGAGTCGACGATCGCAACGGAGCAACTCTTTTCCGCCTCGTCGATAAAGCCCATTAAATCCTTGAGCGCTCGAGATTCATCCATTAAGAGAAACTCGATTCCGGCTTTCTCAAACAATGGGATAATGAACGACGCCGCGGGCTCGGTATCAAACATCGCGACCGGTTTTTTGAGCTTGTATTGTTGAACTAAACCGATAGCGATTTTCGCCGACGTAAAGGTCTTTCCACTCGCCGCGCCCCCGTAAAGTCCAACTTTCGCAAACGCGACTTTATGCTCTGCTTTCTTCAATTTCATGATAATTCCTCGGTTTGAAATACTTCGAACTTACTCAAAGGATCTGACACGTTGGGACAAATCCAATATTCACCGTTTCGAGCATCGCGAAAAATTCGTCTTTCGTGACCGGTCGAAAACCTCCCTCCCCGTTGAGTCGAGCGAGAATCCCTCCCTCGTCAAACTCTTGAGTCCATCCGTCGGTGATACTGGATAACGTATAATTCTTCCCGCCTCCCGACGCGTTGACGTACCCGATTTTATAAGCCACTGTCGACGCAAAATTCGGATCGGTCATTTGACCCAACTCTCCCGCGTCATTTCGGACAACAATTCGACCGGAGACCAAATCGTCGGTCTCCCAAACAAACAAAGTTTTCATTCGATTTCCTTTATGCTCAAAACATGCTCTCCGCCCAACGTCTCGCCCTCCTTATACAAGACTCGTCGAAAAAACTTAATTCGCTCGATCTTTGTCGGGATAGGCTCAACCATCCGGCAAAGGTCCGTTGCAAGCTTGAAATTCAAAAACAATTCCAGCTTAAAACAAGCAATGAGATTGAGACCATTCTTTCTCATCGATATGAATTCGATCCGCTCCGATTCGATATCCTCGATATCTCCCTTACAGAGCGAGCCGCCGATCTCCCATCCCTTTTCGATCAACTCAATCGCTTGATAAATATCGACCCTTGCGAAAACGTCAAGATCTTTCGGGTCGTCAAATGGTCCATACCAAGCCGATCCGGTCATCAATGGAGTAAATCCCAAGACGTCGAAAACCTCTTGAAACGCCTCCTTTTGATTCGCATCGAATCGACCGTAAAACTCTTTGACAGTGGGCTTAGTCAACGATAAAGCTCCAAACAATTTGAAAGACAGCTAATCCGGCGACGCCGATCAAAATGATCGACGCGCACACACAAACGACGATAGCCTCGAAATCTCGAGATCTCATTGCGTCGCTTGGGTCTCTCGAAACTCTTTCATCGAGTCCGAGTTTTGAGCTTTGTTGACAGCCGCGGCTATTTGCTCATCGGAGAGAGGCTCGATTTTCTCGTCCGAATATTGCTCGAGTTCACCGCGGACGATCCGGATATTGTCGGGAGCATTTATCCCAATCTTGACCGTCCCTCCCTTCAATTGGAGGATTTGGATTTCGATTCCGCCATCGATAACGATCGATTGATTTTTTTTACGAGATAAAACCAACATAGAAAAATTCCCTTTCGAAAAGTCGTTTAGTCTTGGGGAGCAAACTCCCCGCAATTACAAAGACGCTCGATCCGTCGGCAATTCTTACATAGACCCGTTTCGTTGAAATTGAGCTTTTTCGCCCTCTCGAGCGACTCCCTATGTCCGGAGAACTCGGACGACTTGAGACACTCGGAGCAAATCAAATCCTTTGTTTCGGGGTCCTCAATGAGCGGAAAAAGGGTCGTTGTGCATTTCGAACATTGTTCGCCAGGAGGACAAGAAATCGGAAACTCGTCGGCGAGTCTCTCTCCCGCGGCAATCTCATTCAAAATTCGATCGTAATGATCCGCCATGATTTACGAAAAGTCTAAGAATCGGAGCAACGTTCGAATATTAGCAAGGTACAAAATACTTTACAACCCCGTTTCTAGGTCAAGAAATAAAAAAGCCCCCGAATGGCGGCTCGGGGACTTTTCGACTTTTCTCGTGGTCGCTATCGAACGACCGGTTCTTAACCCTTTTCAAGAATACTCATCTTACAATCAAACCCCAATTTGTCCACTATTTTCTGGACAATGTCCATTTTGGGGACGGTTTTCCCGTTTACGATGTTATAGAGAGTCATTCTCGAGACTTCCGTCGTTTCGGCCACCTTTCCCGCTCCGGCCTCGCTCATTCGGTTTTTCAACCACGTTTTAAAAGTTTCTAACATTTAAAGCCCTTGATTCGTGTCAACCAAAGTTTACAGTCCGAGAAGTCTCCGAGCAATAGTTCTCAACCTCGCGACTCTGTAAACCGTTCCGTTTGAGTCGACCGATCGGAGAGGAGAGCCACGAAACCCCCTCGCCGCGCTGACTGATACCGTTTCGGGAGGAGAGTAAGTCGTCGATCCGTTGGAATAAACTCTCCCGTTTGATCTGTAAACGTTGCCACTCGGGGACATTCCGAGAGGTACGGTCGAGCTTGAGGTCGACGAAATGACCGTTTCCGACATCGAGGATAATTGATTCTCTCCCTCCGTAATCGTTACGGTCTCATAAATAGGATTATTGAGGTCGTCGTAACAGTTACCGTAACCGTCGCAAATTTGCTGATAACCAACGATTCTCCGGACTGTTTTCGATTTTGGCTTTTCGTCGTCCGTTGACCCAAGCGTAATCGATTTGAGATTCATCTTGTCGAGACGTTCCTCGATCGCGTCAAGCCGCTTTAGTATCTCTTTCAATTGAGTATCGTCCGCCTTTTCAATGTCGAAATCTTGGAACCCATAACGGGCGAAATGATCGATTACGGGATCGACCTTTTTTTCCTCGAGATCTATCGACGGCATACTCAAAACCAATTCATCCGACCCGAGAGAAACACTCGAGACCAATCCAACAATGAGAAATAATATTACGCGTTTCATTTCTGCCTTTCGCGCTATGGGTAAATGATATGTTTCGAGAACTTCGACTCGACCTTGGGTCGGTTGAGCTTCATTCCCGTTGCGATCCAAAACTTATGGTATCCGATCGTTTGCTTGAAATGCTCCTCGTGTAGAGTTGCGATTCCGTTCTTATGGATATTGACTCCCCACGAACCCGGTTGATCAACCCCGGGAATATCGTTGAGGAGGATCGGTCGGTCGACTAATACGGCGTGATTCCCTCGTCCGTTGTCGACTCCACAAAATCCGCGATACTTTCCGGAGGTTTGAATCCGCTCGTAATTGCGGCCGGCGTGGATTGCCACTCCTCCAAAGTATCCCATTAAAAGAGCGATCCAAAGCTCCTTGAACGTCGTTACCTCCTCCCATTCGAATCCGCAAAAGAATGACGCGTTCTCTCGGTCCGCGTTCGTAAAATCTCTCTTGCGAATCTTGGCATAATGCCGCGGAAGATATGGAGGGAGTCCAAGTCGTTGACCGAGGTCGAGAGATTCCGATAAAAGCGACCCGTGATCTTTGCCGTCGACGACTTGAGCGTAACCGAACTCCGGAGACAGCTTGATATAGAATCCAAAGTTTTGACGGATTACTCGCTCCGAGATCCCTCCTTGCATGTAAAAATTACAAGAGCCTTTTCCGTCCTGATCCTTTTTGAAAGTATCGATCGGGAACCAATCGGACCTTTTCCATTGCCGATATTTTTCTTTGTAATACTCAATCGCTTGAGCCCAAGTCCAATTGGGGAGAACCGAGGAAAGCTTTTTCGTCCGAGTAAGCTTGACATTCTCGGCAACCGTTCCGACGACGCGCCCAAATGATCCATATTGTTCTGTTTGCTCTGTCATTTGACTAACTCCAAGAGATCCTTTTCGCTTTTGGGGAGAGGAAACGCCTTGACGAATTTCCCTTTCTCGTCAAATAGCAGAATCGCGGGGAGTCCTGCCTCTCGAGCCGCGGCCACGTACTCCGACGCCTCGGGATTGTCGACGTCATACCAAGACGCCTTTTTTACAATGTCTTTCGTCGTTGACAACTTTCGCCAGGCGTCCGACATCCTGATATTTCGAGCCGCCTCGTCGAGCTTGTCCCTTTGCTCAATGACGACAACCGCTCCGATATTTGCGTTTGGCTTGGGATCGGGTTTCGGCTCGGTCTTTTCTTCGTCGTCGTCCTCATCGGGAGGAGGGTCTTTTTTCTTTGCTGCCTTCAAGACCGAGCGGATCCGCCGAGGAGGGCTCTTGGGGAAGTCTTTCGGGATAATGGTCAACGTGACTCCGACGTCCGATTCCGGCATCGCGAGGAATAGCTTTCCATTCTCCTCTTGGTAATGCTCAAACTCCGCCGGATACCTGATATCCCATAACGGATAGCCGTCTTTGACTCCCTCCGGCTCGAGCATGACTAGCGCCGCGTGTGGGATTGTCTGATCATTCTCAAGAGGATAATTCGAAACTTTGGCATTTATCCCGACGCCGTCCTCAACGACTTTAATCGACCTCGGAGATACCTTGGGGACGACCACCTCTCGAGGCTCGGGAATTGCAAACCCAAGACCGACGACGAGGCAAAAAATAATTACGATTGTCTTTTTCATTTTCACTCCAAAAAAAACGGTCCCGCCAAATCTTTCGAGGGGACCGCGGGCTCATTGCCTCTCAAATTTGCTTTCTATGCCGCCAAGACGAAAGAGAGATCGAGTCCGATCATTCGCTCGACAATCGCCGCGAATGCCAAAGCCGTTGCCACTCCCGCGACGCTCGCAATCGTCATGATAATTTTGATCAATTGACCAATGAATTCGATAAGCTTTTCGGCGCCTCCATTTTCGAACCACTCAAACCACCATTTGAGGAATTGTCCGTCGCCAAACTCTCCGACCCGTCCCGAGGTCAAAAGGTCTTGTTTTGATTCGTTGACAACATAATCGGCGAACGCTCGGAATCTGCTTTCGTTTCTCAATATTGCTCGAGTCCGCCTTGCGAGCTTTCTCTCTTTTTGAGCTCTCCAAGTCCTCCAACGACCGACCTCGGAGATCTTTGTCTCGCATCTTTCGAGAATTTCCTCGAGTTGATCGTTTATCGCCGTGTCGCACTCTCCAAAGTCGCAACCATCGCAAGCCAAACCGAGACGGGAGAGATCATCCTCCGTCCCTTTCAATGCTTTGAGTTCCATAATCAATTTCTTTCCGGTACTTTCAAAAGCTCGATATATCGGGGCATCAAATGAGATCGAATGACTCCGCGCGTATATCGAAAAAGTCCAAAAGGTAAAACATTTCGGAAGCTGTAAAAATTACCAACCCGAAAGACGGTCCCGACGTGTCGCCAGGCGAACAAAGGCCAAAAAGGACAACGGGGAACAATGTCTCCCCACGCGTTGAACTGCCAAACGTTCCAATCGGTTTGGATTGCTTCTCGAGAAAAACGAGGGGCCCCAAAAGTTACAACCTGATCGATCTCGTATCCATCCGCCGCCAATTCGATAGCCGCCGTTTGAGCGAGAGTCCCGCCTCTCGAATGTCCTCCGAGACGAACCGGTTTAGACTTTGAAAGCCCTTGCTCCTTGAGCCCCCGAACGACATTGACCGGATCGAATCCTCGAGCTATTTCAAACCCGTGAAACTTCCAAACTCGGACATCGAGGTTTTTCAGCCAATCAAGGAAACCGCTCGACGTTGTCGGCTTGTCGCTACCTCGGACCGTTACCTCTTGAACGCCGTCGACCTCGTCGAGATAAAACTCGGCATTTCCCTTTTTATGGAATGGTCGTTTGTCCGTGTAAACGTCGCGACTATTGAGCGCGATTCTATGGAGAATCTTTTCGTCGATCATTGACAGAGGGGAGCAAAAGAAAAATAAAAAACCGTTTCCGCGTCGCGTTGCTCCGATATTTGACTGAGAAAATCTTTTTCGACGGAAACGACTCTCAAATAATACCCCTCGTTTGTGATTGTATAAAGAACCTTACAACCACATATGGACGAATGAGAAAAAAATTACGGAGTTCCCGAGCCTCCGCCGCCTGAACTTTGGAGACAAGCCTTGTAAGCCGCGACCGCCGCCGCTACCTCTCCGGCTTTCGAATTCATCGCCGAGACTTTGGCCTCGTAATCGACCGGATCGAAAGGGTCTGCCTCGCAAGCATCCGACGCCAAAGTTACCGCCGCCGCGTACTCCGCTTTTTTGGTCCCTATCAATGCTTTTTCAGCTGAACAATCAGACATTTTTACAAGCTCCTTTTCCCGTATTCGTGCTCGAGTTGTTTCGCATAAACCCGAGTTGACGGAGCGGTCTCGATACTCGCCTCGACCCAATACCCCGAATCCTCATCCCTTACGATAGCCTCTTTCGGCTCGGTTTCTACCGTATCTCTTGGGGGGTCGATTCCGATTAGATCAGCCAGGAGGAAACCGAAAAGAACCAAACCAACTCCTCGAATGATTTCCGTCGCGAGTTTCATCCGTTCACCATTTGCAAGATCTTGAGAACGACAATAATCCCGAACGAAACCCAAAAGTAAAAGCGTTGTTTCTCTTGGCATCGCTCCAACTCTCGGACCCGTCGCGCCAATCTACGGACTCTCTTTTTGAGAGCGTTTTCCTCCGACTCGTCCATTTTACAAACTGCCCAATCAAGAGGGGTCGCTCCCTCGGTTTCCCTATTTTCGAGGAACTCCGGACCTTTTGACCGTGTAAACCTCGAGGTTTTTGGGTAGATTGTCGGAGTCCCACACGTCCAAAGGGATTATAAATCGAAATGACCGAGTCGAGAGGCTCGGTTTTTTTATTTCAACCGAAATAATAAGACGTTTTCGTTTGCCGGATTCCGCCAACCCTTGACCCACGAATCGCGGAAACCCTTCAAAGTCCGGACCTCCGTTTCCTTTTCCTTGATTTGGTGAAACGTCGCGCCCTGATCTTGTCCGAAAATGTTCGCCTCGTGGTAATCCTTGACGGGATCGGTCATCAAAACCGTTGCTTTCTTCCCGACAACGTCTCCGAATACCTTTTCCGCCTCCCAATTGACGTAAGTAATCTCCCCGCGGTCGTTCGCAAATACGACGGGACGAGAGCTCATATCGGCAATCATTCGATAATGATCGGGATTCGCGCCAATAACCGTACTTTTCATTTGAACGGCGACGATGATTCCAGCAATGACCGCGATCGCAACCACGATTTGAACAAACAAAACAAGCCGCTTACTTCTTGGCGCGTTCTTTTTAGGCATCGATCGAATCATCCTCCTCGAGGTCCTCGTCGTCGTCCTCGAGCTTTGTCTTTTTCTTAATCTTTTTGACCACGAGATCGACAGTCTCAAGACCACCGAGAGAAAGTCCCGCGATAATTCCCAAGATAACGACTCTCGGGATATAGGTTTGCTCGGCGAATATGAGAGCAATTGCGACTCCCATCATTGCCGTATTCAAAGCGTATTTGATTATGAGGAGGAGTCGGTCGTCCTCGTGATTTTGAATCTCTCGAGTTGCCGCGGCAATCCCCCCAATCAGTCCGATGATTGCTCCACAAATGACCGTATCTCGGACCGAGATATCGACATTTTGAGAGGCAAAAAGGAGGGTAACGATTCCGACGTTCCACGCCGCAATAAGTAGATTTTCGGTCATTCCGTTTCCGGTTTAGAGTGCGCTTTTGATTGCTTCCCGCTCGTATTTCGAAATGACAGTATATCCCGCCGCCGTAAGCTTGGCGCCGGTCGATATCGGGAACCATTTCGCCAGCGATCCGATAATCTTTTGACCGTTCGCCTCGAGGGGAGTAAGGTTTCGACTTGCCGCAAATTCCGACCAAGTCATTTGGACCATTGTCTCCGATGCCTCGTCGAATTTCTGGCTCAATGGTCCGAGGAGAGTCGGCGTCGCGGCCAGGAATTCGGCGTCGGAAAGATTGACGTAAAACGGCATTCCCGAAATATCAATACAATGTCGTCCGTCGGCGTGAACCGGTTTCGTTATCAGAAAACAAAATCCGAGACTAAACCCTCCGGCGCCATCGCTGCAAAGGGTTTGGATTACCCTTTCCTTTGTTTGGATCGGGATCTCCCTTTCGAAAAGCTCCGAGTCGGTCGCATTGAGCGAGCCGTAAGTCAAAAGCCGTCGGAACATTTTTGAGACCAACGCGAACTCTCCCGCGCTCCAAACCGAAAGCTCGGAGCGAAAGCTCTGATCGTTGTCCGTCAACGCATCCGCGGCGCCCTGATCTCCCAATATTTTCAACATCATTTTAAACACCAATTCCAAAAATAATGATTTCCTTTTCGTTCTGGACATCCTGAACGATTGAAAGAGGGAACTCCGTAGAGGACCCAAACGAGAGATTCGAGGACAAGTCCAAAAAGTCTCTAGTTATATTCGCGTTATCGTCGCCATGATTAACGCTCGAGTTAAGATCGAGCGAGTCAAAGGTCATTGGCGAATCGAAAACAACTGCCCCGGAAACCGTCATTTTCAAATTGCGAATCTTTGCATTCATATAGTAACCGCCATTTCTCGAGAAAATCGCGATATCTCCCGAGTTAGTTCCGGGCGCCGATAAAGTGGCTGTCGTCTCCGTCCCATCTATGAAAAACGAAATATCGTTCCCGTCTCTCTTGACTTTTAAATGATGTTCCGAACCCTCGACAAGGCTCGACGACGGCGACGAATGTTGATTAACTCCCTCGTTTGTCGACCCAAATCTCATCCGAAAACGGTCCTGCGATGTATCCGCCAACAACCCCCAAAGCGTCGCCGATCCCCATAGATAGTTTGCCGACGCGCCCGATGGGATAATAACTCTAGCCTCCCACTCCCAATCCGTCCCGTTTAAAAGATTGATTCCGTAATCGATCTCCGCGTCCGTACCATTCCCGACGACTCGTTGACCGGCGTATTTCGCGATTTGGCAATTTGAAACCGGAGATCGATTGATCGTTTCTCCGCCTGGCAAAAAGAGAGGATTTCCTCCTTTTACAGTTATTTGACCCCCAAAAGCATCCGCCGAGCCATCATTTAACGCCGGAATGATATCTCCGTTTGAGGGAGTTCCGTTCCAAGTTGCCGAGACTCCGGAGTCCGTTTTGACCTCGTCTCCCGTTTCGCAAAGTCGGAGCCTCTCGGTCGACGGCGTGGAATCGAAAGCCGCATGGTCGGCGAGGGTCGAATCCCAAGCCTCGAGATCCCAAAACTCTCCCTTTGCGAGACGGATTGATCCCCAATCCGCCCCCGTTGCCGGCGCCATGATATAGGATCCGTTTGTCAAGTTTGCTTGAGCCGCGTTCGTTGCTGTTTGCTCAACTCCATTTGTAAAGAGTCGCAAAGTCTTTGAATCAAAGTCCCAAATTATCGCGACCTCAAAATCCTTGTCATACGCAAAATTAGTTGATGCTTTTCCGACCGCTGAGGGACCGTAATCGCATTGCAAGCGTATTTGACCCGACTCAATATTGACCGAAAAACGAACGTCTCCTCCCGAGTGAGTATGAGAAAACAAACACGCGTTATTGGGCGCCGGCGTTCGAACGTTGCATCTAAAACGCATCGAAAAGTTTTTCTCGGGGTCTATGATTGCTGTAATAACGCTTGGAGTTGCGAGCGTGTCGTCCGTTCCGTCTGCCTCTTTGCCCTTTCGAGTAAACCCTTTAACGGCGTTATAAAAGAATTGATTTTGCGTCGACTCGGTCGGTCCATTCTGCCAAGTCAAATGCTTTCCGCTTCCCGAGACGTCATATCCCGACGCGTCCGGCCAATATCGAACAATGTTCGCCGTCTCGAGTTGAGAGGTTGAGATCTCGGAATCGTAAATCCGGACGTTCCAAATCTTCCCGTCGACATATCGATCGTAAGAAGTATTCCCCGAGATATGAGCGCCAACCTCGACCGGCGTCGTTGTCGCGTGCATGGCGACATAGGTCCCGGTTTCGGACTTGGTCGCGGCCGGCGTCGTCCAACCGTCTCCGTCGTCAACGTAAAGACTCAATCCGCTTTCCGCTCCGCCTCCGTCGTAAGTCGCCAAAACCTTGTAATTCTTTGAGGTCGAGAGAGGAGAATCGGTTTCGATTTTGATCGAGTTTGAATTCGTATCGTCGTAAAGAATAAAAACCAAGTCTCCGGAGTCATTGAGAAGGAGAGACCATTCGCAATTTCCGGAATCGACGTCCGTTATCTTTGAAACAAGACCGCCTTTTCCCGCGGCGAATGCGTCGACGTTGAACTCGCAATAAACCGCGAAAGGATCGTCCGAGCTTCCGTCTCCAAATTGGACGTTTGCGCTCGAGTCCGAGGTCCCATACTGATTGACTCCGTCTCCCTCGATACAAGACGCGCCCTCAAGTTTCCAATTCCAAGGAGCTATCCCGTTGAATGTCAACGAATTTCCTTGAGAGTCTCCTCCGTCGATCCTTGCCGATACCCGGACTTGCTCGTCGATAATCTCGACATTGTCGACCGTAAAGACAATATCGGACGCATAGCAAAAGATCTCAATATCGCTCGTCGCGCCATTAACCTCGACCTCGACGTCAATCGACCCCGTCCCGGTTAACCCTGTTTTTGCTCTCGTTCCGTAACGGTTTCGGACCTCAAATTCGCCCGACTCGAGTCCTCCGGAAACGATCTCAATATCGGCTTTTACTCTGATCTTGTTTGACGGCTTCGTAATCGCTTGATAAAGACCGACATTCGCCGCGGTTGAATCATACGATATTTTCGCCTTTCCGTTTTCATGAGAGAGAGTTCCGGCGACTCCCGTCCAACTTGAAACGTCCGAATCGAATGATCCATTTGTCTCGAGCCTTTTGTAAGAAAATCCGGCTCGATTGTAGTCGTATTGACTGATTCGGATATCCGCGGATTCATAAAGCGTCGGCGAGTTGCCTCCGGTCACGTTTGGCGAGTTTGCCGTCAATCCCCAAGCTTGATCCGTATCGTATCTCCAACCGAGATCGTCCTCGGTCAACTTGTGAATATTGCGATAAACGTCTCGGATCTCTGCCTTTGAAAGAGACGATCCGAAATAAAGCGATTCGATAACCTCTCCGTCGAGATAGTCCGAGGAGCTTCCGTCGGTCTTTCCAACTGAGATCGTATTTGAGTTTGACGGCTCGTAATCCTGCCCCGTTGCCGAATGAGTCACTCGTCCATTGACAATAACGTCGATATCCCACGTTGACCCGTTTTTTGTGAAACGGCAACCGATTTGAGTTGATTTGGTCGTCGATATATCAGAAAGAGAACCCGCAAGAGTATTGACCGCCCCTCCGGTATTGTACCATTGAACCCGATAAGAGGTCCCATTGCGCATAATTCGCCAACCGTTTTGGGACCCGATGCTCATCGAGTTGATATATTTATCCGATCCCGTCGTCGCCGAGTTTGTCCGAACCAAATCAAGGAAAACCGTAAAGTTTTCGTCTCCCTTGTGAACTCCTCCCGTTGGAGTGTGGATAAACGATTGATTTACTCCGTCAAGAGACGCGCCTCTCCCTCCGACTATTTCTCGAGCGTCGCCGAGTCCCTCCAATTCGTCGTAAATCGTACCGTCGAGGGACGGAACTTTCTTGACGAAATAAGCCCCTATCGCCTTTTGTAGCTTATGGGCGTTGAGGATAGTTTTCGCATTCGCAACCGCCTTTTTTAAAGGCGACATCGAACCGACACAAGTCAAACGTTTATTTCGAAAGAATAGGCTCATAACGGCAATTTTGAGCCATTTTCGCCACGCGTCAACGTTCGTCGCCTCATATGTGACTTTACGGAGGAGGGTTTCCGATTCCGAGGGACGCTTTCACGGTAAATTCGAATAAATCTTGAATGAAATTCCCGCCTTGATCGTGGTCAATCGTGACCGTTGTCTCCGCTCCAATCCCGCCGGCCGCGGTCGGACCGGTAAACCCGAAATTCTTCGCTTGGAACGGGAGAAAAGTCTCGGTCGTCTTGTCGACAGCTGTCAAAAGCCCTCCGGAGGCGCCGTCCGTCATTGTGACGTCGGTCACTTCGACCGTTACCGATCCGAGGTTATCAAAGTGCATCGTCATAGTATCGCCGACTTGAGCCGATCCAATGTCCCACGTCTCCCCGTGAGGAATTGTCACGTCGTTGTAATCGTCGAGCGCGTCCAAATGTTGATCTCCTAGCGCACTATGCCAAGTAACATGCCTCAAACGGAATCCGGCGTTTTCGGTTTGCGTTCCGTCGATCGACATCGCGGAAACCGACGGGAGATATTGGACTCGAGTATTATCGTCCGGCAATCCGTCGTTGATATGATCCTCCCAAGACGACGCGCACGCATTCGAGAGGATTGTCGCGCCCGGGTACGAATCGACGAAAGGGTTTCCCGCGGTAAAGACTCGCCCGGGAAATCCGACGGCTTGTCTCGCCAAGCTTTGAATACTGATCGAGCCGGCGCCTTGCTCGCATCGATAGACCTTTTGAGAGAATCCGGTCTTGGTTTTGTCAAAGGTAAGCGTCGGGATTTTCGCTTGAATCGAATAGTCGACGTCGAATCCACCGTGAGCCGTTTCGACCGTTACTCCCGTTTGAATTACTTTGATTTGGAGATTGAATCCGCCTGGCACAACGTCGGAGATCTTTTTCCCCGTGTCGTAAATCGCTCCTCCATTCGGCCAATTTCCGATAATCACGAAAAGCTTTCGATCCTCCTCGGTCGTTTTGACGAGAGTCGATTTCGTGTGAGTCGTTCCGTCCTCGTCGTCGAAAGTCCCTTGAGTAGCGTCGGCGATTCCCGACCAATAACCGACCTTGACCGTTGAATCTCGAAACGGCTTGAGATACCCCCTCGCCAAAACGTTAAACGCCGCGCCTCCGGACTCATTGGATTGCGTTCTCTGAGGAGCAACGTCTCGACCCAAGAGCCCCGCGTCGGGATTCATGACGTTATCGGGGCCCCCGTATCGGTAGAAATTGCAAGTTACCGAAAGAGTTTTCTCGAAAGTCTCGTCCGCGATCGCATCCTTATTGAGCTTGTAAAATCCGTAAAGGTCGACGTCGGATCTCATCAACGCCGCGCCTTGAGCCGTCCCTCCTCGGTTTGAATCGCCTATAAAATTATTGTTATTGTTCCCCGCGTTGAGAATTCCGTTTTGGCAACCCTCTTGGAACATCGTTCCCCAAATCGCTCCCCCGGTATACATATACCAAATAATGTCATCGGGAACGTTCGCCGGAATATTGTCGTAAACGGGAGGACAATAAGGATCGCCGATCTCGGTAAAAATCGCGTCCGCTGTTTTCGTGTAGGAAACTCCCGACCCCCAATCCAAGAGCGTATGAGAGATTCCCTTTGGATATGCGACGTATAGATTCGAGTTGAATCCCGTCGACCCTTCATTGTTACCGAGGAGCGCCGGTCGATTGTTTGAGCATTTCGTCGTTTTGTCGCTTGTCGTCGGAGGGAAATGGTCGTCCAATCCTCGAGCGACTCGATCGTCGGATTTCTCAACCGGTCCGGCAAACGTTGCCGTCCAAGATTGGGACGAGAAGCAAACCGCGCATTCTCTTGAATCGCCCTCGTCGTCTTTCTCTGTGCATTCGCATCGACACATTTTTTAAGCCGGACATTCCGCCGCGATTAAGTCGTAATTGTTTGACGTGTCCCCGTGGACCCAAACGTAACATTTGGCGTTGATATCGCCATCAAAACCCAAATGATTGTTGACCGTTAAAGTATCGGTCGCATCGATTCCGGCCACGTTTGAGAATGTGACCGTAACGTCAAAAGTCGTATTCGTTTCGTCGAAATCAATATCCGCCGTTGCTCGGACCATTCCGGAGACCGGTCGCTCGTCGCTTATGAATTTGACGAGAGCCCATTTGTCCCCCGTTCCCGACTCAACGCTTATGATCTTGACTTGACCACTCGTCGCCGATTTGAGCTTTGTTTTGTCTGTCGTGCAAACGGCGTACTTGTGAGACGCGTCGATCATATTGATTTTTACGGGAGACAGTCCCGAGACAACCGCCGGCGCGAAAGCATCTTGAGCGAGGGCAGATTGCAGAATCGCGAAATCGTCGCCAGCAACCGGCGCGACTCCCTCGAATACCTGGCGAGTGTGGAAAGTAGCGTCGTCGAGAGGGACGACCGGACTCCCAATCTTGACAATCCCGAATAGCTCCGCGTTTTCGCTGAGTTTGTTTTGGATCGTTATCTCGTTTGAGTTTCTCGAGGGAGTTTCGCCCTCGGATTCGTTCGGCTCAAACAATCGATTTTGGAGCTTTGCCGCGACTCCGGCGTCAAATACCGAATTGAGGAATTCCCGATCCTTTGGGACTCCGTCTCCGTTAATAAATTTCTTAGTTCCGCCGAACATACCTAAACCGCAAACAATGAAAAATCAGCCGGTTGAATCTCCTCGAATTGATGCTCGACAAAACCGATTAGTTTTTGAGTCATATAAACCCGAGTCCCGCCCGTTGTCTTTTCCTCCTCGTATTGCTCCTCGTATCCTCGAAACGGGAAAATATCCATATTGCCAGTTTCGCCAATGTTCAAAGTCGCAAGGTCGAGGGTATATTTCCGCCCTCGTTGGAACGTAAAAGTCGTATGGATTGGGCCCCCTTTTGATCGCTGTCTCAATTGCATTCGAACGAATCGACAAGTCTCCGCGACGCGACCCTTAAACGTTGCGTTATTGACTTGTCCGAGGAGGTCCTCCCGAGCAACGATCCAAGCGTCGTCCACTGTCGACGCCTCCTCGAGCTTCGTATAGGTAAGATTGCTCATTGGAACATCGACAAACGTCCCTTTTGCCAACCCCTTTGGATTCCACCCGATAGCCGTCCCCGACGCCGGCGCGTTAGTCCCCTTGTGAGTCGAGGTCTTGGCGCGTCTCGTGAACTTTTGCGTCATTGTGAAATCGATCGAGCTTTCGATATCGAGAACGTCCTCAATGACCGGATTGTTTTGGGTGTTTTGAGGGCTTTCGATATGCGTATAGTCGACGACTCCGTCAAAAATATGGTTTCCTCGTCCTCGAGCCTTGACGTCGTAATTTCGCTCCGTCAATGAGTGACCATCGACAACGACGCTCGCCGGAACTTTTGAAACTGGCGCCGCTATCAATGCCGCGATTGCCGCGGAGGTCGACGCGTACCCATGCAAAGTAAAATTGAGCTTATACGTCGATTGCTTTCCGGCTCGTCGGACGTGTCCGCTATGCGGATGCTCGATGATTTCCGACATTTATTGAACTCCTCCCGCTCCGACTTTGGCGTCAATGCTCTGTAAAGTCGTAAGAATGTCCTCTTGAATGTGAATCTCTCGGACCGCTCCGCCATGTTGACCCGCGGCAAGTCCAAGAGAACCGAACGAGACCGCGCTCATTGTCTGCGCGACCAATTGAGGGAGAAACTCTTTCGCTTGAGCGATCTTTTCCGCCTCTTGCTTGGCGAGTTGCCTCGCCTTTCTGTTTTCTTTCGACTTCTCGATATGCGCTTGACGCATTTCCGCAATATCGATCATGACCGTATTTTTCAATTCTTTGACAAACTCGAAACTCCCGAGAATGTTCTTTTTGACCTCCTCGCCCGCGCTCTCGAGCGCTTTCGCAACTTGCTTTTGCCCCTCCTTGATCGGGTCCTTTCCGTCGAGCCTCATCAAAACGGCTTTATTCTTTCGGACATCGATTCCGGCATCAATTCGACGTTGAGCCTCTTTCCGAATCCGCTCGTTTGTCCGGTTCGTCGCGTCGACGTCCATCGCTCGACCCGTACCTCCGGCGCCGATAACGCTCTTTTTATCGACTCCGAACATTCCGCCAGGACCGGAGAGATCCTCGTAAGTATTCCCGATAGCCTTATTAAGCTTTTGGACGGCAATCAACGCCGCGGCCGCGCCTGCGATAACGGCGACGTATGGATTTGAGAGCATGGCGATAGCCCCAAACCCAAGAGAAACGGTCTTGAGAGCCGCGCCAAGAGCGAGCAATCCCGCGGCAACTTTGGCGAGCGTGACGATCCACTCCTTATTTTTCTTGACCCATTGAGACGCGGAAACGATCGAATCTCTCATCCACGAGGAGAACTCTTGAAGATCTCCGGAGATAGCCGATCCAACCTCCGCAAACAATTTCATCATTGTGAGACGAACCCGATTAAATTCGTCGGTCACGTCCGCCGCGTTTTTGATCGTGTCGCCGTCGAGCTTGACTCCGAGTCGATCAAACTCTTTTTGTAAGTCGTCGATCGTTCCAATCAACGGGAGGACATCGTTTCCACTCCGTCCGAAAATCTTCATTGCGATTCCGGCCCGTTTGCCCTCGTCTTTGATTCCTCCAAGTCGGGAAATAATCAGCTTGAGACGTTGCTCCGTATCGAGATTCTCGAAATCTTTCGCCGTCAAGTTGAGATCTCGGAAATTGTCCTTTGCTGTCGAGAGTCCGCGATCGAGGTCGACGAGTTGTCGATTCATTCCTCGAGTTGCCTTTTCCATCGAGTCCGCCGACCCTCCGGATTGTTCGAAAGCAAACGATAAACTTTGGACGGCGTCCGTCGTCAAGTTTGTTCGCTTGGACATCTTGTCGATTTGGTCGCCATATTTCGCGAATGAACGCGTCGCGAGAGCAATGGGGGCGGCGAGAGCTCCGGCAAACTTGAGCGTCGTATCGGCTATCCTGCCAATGTTTCTCGACAATTGGAGAGCCTTGCGTCGAATGGCTTTAAAGGCCTTGTCGGTTTCGTCCGAGACTCCAAGCCGGATAAATGCGCGACCCGCCTCAACTCCCTTAGATCCAACCATTTTAGAAACCTTTTCCCATTACGTCCTGAAATTCTCTCGGGTATCGATTCAAAAAAGCCGCGAGGGACGGCTCGACGATCGGTCGACGTCGGACCTTTACCATTTTGATCCGTCGATTTCCCTTTCCGTCTTTGACGACCATCTTAGTATAGAGACCCTTGTCCAAAATCTCGGGGACGGAATCGCCACCCCTGCCAATTGGTCCGACTTTTACGGTATATGAGACCGGATCGAAATGGTAAACGATCGATTTGATACCGAATTCGCCCGATGAGGTATGAGCGAAAGGAGGGTCGCCAGGCTCGGAGGTTTTCGTTTTCCTCCGCCTAATCAGGCGATTCATTATCCCCTTTTGCTTTCGTCCGGAGTTCTCGAGCGCCCGTTTCTTTCCTCCGTCAACGTATTTCGCGACTTTCTCCGTATGAAATACCCAACTTACATCGGCTTTCATCTTAACGGGCATCAATTCGCCTCCTGTTGAGCCATCATTTGAGCGTGATATTCGTCGTGCTCGTCCGGAGACAAATACTCCGACTCGTTTTTTTCGCCATCCCTCGGATTGAAAAAGTCCGTCGGTCTCTTGGGATCGTGGATCGCTCCGAATCCCGCGCGATTGTGAATTGTAGAAAGTATATGAGACAGATTGACAAGCTCAAACTTTCGACGCTCCAATTCCCGCTCGGAGTCATATTCGACTTTCGCTTTTACGAGGGAGACGATTCTCGCGAAACTGTAAGGCTCTATTGAATATCCGAGGATTGCGCTTGCTCTGTCGAGCCATTGCCAAAATCGGGGTCCGGTAAGTCCATCGTCTTGGCTACCTCCTCCAGCTGATCCGCCGCTTTCGTCGTTTTCTCGAATATCCGATCGATCAGAGTTAGAACCGATTTCCGCTGAATCGGATTGGAAAAATTTGCGATAGCCCGCAAGAAAGCCTCGCCCGCGGTCTCCAATACTGGCGCGGTGAGCCTTAACGCGAAATCATCCTCGGTCATATTCTCTTTTGTGATCTGATCCTCAAGGATCGTCCAAAGGAGCGAGGCGAATTCGTTTTGATCAACTAGGGCGGCGAGAATGGTCTCCTCTGTCAAGTCGGAAATATCGTAATCGAAAAGACGTTTAATCTTTCTCGTTATTCCAACGCTAAGAGTGAGATCCCAAGACTTGCCGGTTTCGTCTTGAAATTTCATCTATCTACCTAAAAAGAAACTTGCTTGAGATTATGCGATCGTGATCGCTTTCCACTCCCGATAAGCGCTTGCAATGTATTTGTAAGCAGGAACGGCTACAAGTGGGACGTTTGTCTTACCCAAAATTGGCGCCTCCATATCGTTTGAGGGGAAAATCGCGGGCATTTCATACCCTTTCGATCCGGTCGCGTTCGTTCCATCCAAAACCATCAAATGGAGGAATGATTCGTCTTGGGCGTCAATATGTGCCCTCAATTGGGTAAGGAAAGAACTGTCTCGAATGTAATCGATATTGAACTCGAGAGAGAACTCTCCGAATCCGAGCTCGTATTCCTTGACCTTGGCGCCTCGTCTCAACTTTTCCAATTGCTCTCGAGGTAGTCGGACGCTGATATCTTGGCAATCAGGAACCGGCGACCAAGTCGGCGTATCGTAACTCGTCAAAACGGTTTGAAAATCTGAATTCGTATTGTAGTAAAGAAACCAGTCTTTACCCTTAAATCCTTTGGACATTTTTACGGCTCCTTAACCAAATGAACGGGATATATCAACAAACAAAAATTCCATGACCGAATGGAAATGATTATCGTTTTTTAATTTCTCTCGGTCAAAGATTGGATCGTTACTCATCGCGCCTATCCACTCCGCGGACGAGAAAACGCCGTCCTCGTCATGACGCTTCGCGATCTCGACTTGAATCTCGAGAACGAGTTTCCGTAGTCGGGAGATCTCGGTTTTGTCAGAGGGTTTGATCCCACCGGCATTGACAACGACCAAGATCCCCCATTGATCGGAAAAGGTTGTCCTATCTTGCAATGCCGAGCCGGACCCAAAACCGGGATTGAGCCTCAACGGGACGCAATCGATCTGAGGGGCTTTCGTCAGAGTTTCCAATTCAGGCTCAACGATATAGCCGTGATTGGCGGAAATGGTATTCGTGTAATGCGAATAATCGTTTTTATTTCCGATAAGCGTCGCGAGCTCCTGGCAAATTACAAGCTCGCTTTCCATTGCTGGCATCGATCATTACTCCGGCACTTTTTTACAGTGGATAACGTAAGTCAATTGATCGATTCCTTGAAAGTCTACCGCGGGGATACCTGTCTCGGCGAATGCTCGCCAAATCGACCCATCGGGAAACGTTAATTTGAAATTCTTACTCTCATCGGGGACAAAAGGGAGATCAGCGACCTCGATCAAAAGGTCAAGCCGTCGGACCTTGAGAAAGGTTTCGTCGGTCGCTTCTATCTCATCATTCTTTTTCAGGCGAGTACATTGGACGTTGGTCTTTTGGGTTTCGCTGTCTTGGTCGACAGTCACTCCGAAAGATCGGATTTTCGGTCTAATTTTTCGGAGCGCACTCGCGCCAACCTCGAGAGATTCCAACGCCTTATCGGATCGTATGAACGGCTAAAACAAAGTCGTCCGTTGTCCGCCCTCCCATTTCGTCCGCGATACCGCTCGGAAACTTGCGACCAAACTTGACGATATCCGTCCCGGTCGCCGTTACCGCTTTTTTGTTGACCGTGTCCCAAAAGATTTCGTCGTCGTCCGGAGTGAAATCCGTTGCGAGATCTTTCGGAAGCTTGAAAACGACCGTCTCATTCGGGTAATAAGCATTTCGATAGCCCGAATTTGATCCGTCGTCCGGACCTTGAACCAAGTTGACTCCCTCGATTGTGATCGTTTGACCCTGCTCGGCGGAGTTGTTGTTTCTGACAAGCAGAGCGCCCGCTCCGCCTTGATATAGCTCGATCATTTATCCTCGTCCTGCGAAAAAGACTTTTTGGGTTGTGGGAACCGTGTTCGCGCATCGGATAACGATCCTTTGGAAAAGAAACGCCGTTGATGGGATGAATAATTTCCCATTCAACGGAGTTAGATTTCCCGTGTCCGCGTTCGACTCATCAGGGCAAGCCGAAAGGGTCCCGCCGTTTGAAACCAAGACGTTGACGTTACCAGTCGTAAACCCGTTGAAATCCATCGTCCCGTCGGAACATAGCGCGGAGAATTGAGAAATATCAATATCTCCATTGCTACCGTTACCGGCGATTTCTTGATGGAATTGGGCTCGGATCAGGGCGTCATTCATCGCGATTCAAACTTAAAAATTAAAAAAAAGGTTGTTTTGTCTTACGCGTTAGACGTGAGCTTGAGGATTCCCTCGTCGTCTCCATCATCAACGCCGAAACCAAATTTCGCCTTGTAAGCGATTCCCTCGACATCAAACGCCAACGATCCGGAGGTAACTTGAGGAGTTCTTTGTCCACCTAAGAAACCAACTCGTACCGGTTGATATTCGCTACCCGACTTCGGTCCGGAAAGAGCGAAATAGGTATTATTTCCGTTTGCGGGAGTCGAAAGCTTTTTCCCTCGAGTATTAGTCGGATCGCTTTTTGATCCAGACTCGGAGGCAAGTTTCGGGCTAATCCATTTTGAATGGACGGATTGGAATCGACCGGCAAACTCATTCGTCCCCATTGCGTTCTCTTTAACATCCGCGGGAGCGCTTGAATCTTGAGCAATTGCCGACATTGCCTCTTGAGTTGAGAATTTCGACGCCAAACGCTTGTAAGGATTGCCGACGACCAAAGCATCCCAATTGACATCGATCGGTTTCTTTTCGCTGTCGACCAATGAATCGAAATGCTCGTCGATCTTGATCAAAGCGCCATAAGACAACGGAGTCGACGCGATTGTCGTCAATCCGGTTCTAGTCAAAAGACCCTCATAAACCTTTTCGTCAATTGCTCGTCCGGCGTGAGCTCCGAGAGATTGACCAAGAGAGGAGAGAGCGCCCATATCGTCGTTGACGATCATTTTCGTTGTGAAAACAAGCATAACGCCGTAATCCTCGACGCTTGCGGTCTTTTTCGAATCGCTTACTTTTGCGTGGGCAATTTGACCATTCGCTCCGACTTCCAAAAATCCTCCGCCTTGAGTCAGTCGGTAAAAGTTTTGAGCCTTGTAATCGTTTGCCGTGTAAGTATGGCAAATCAATTGCCAAGTGGATTGCGTTCGCCGAAAGCTCATCATGAGGTTTTTATTCATGGTGCTTTCGAGAATGTTTGAAACGCTGGCATAGGAGAAACCCGCCGACGCTGTCAAATGGTGCCGTTGATGCTCTTGGACAACGTGAGCCGCGAAATCTTCACCGTGACCCATACCGTGGAATTCTCGTCCGATTGCTTTCAATGAGATTTTGCAAAGGTCAACGACGGAGACGTTTCTCATTCGCTGGCTCATTGCCTCATTCATGACTTTTTCGGCAGCCTCGCCGCCCAATTCGGCCTTGAAACAATTCCCAATTTCCTCGACGTCGGCGTTTGCCGATTGCATCAAAATAGCCGCGGAAAGATATTGATTCGCCTCCGCCGTCATCGAATAACCGGCGTATGGGTGGCGAATATCCTTTTTGGATTCTTCTTTCTTTTGGAGGTCAAGTTGCATCGCCTTTAACTCCGTTTTGTCTTTGTCCCAACCTTGATCGATGGCATGGGCGAAAAGAGTCATTTTCCGTTTGTTTTCACCCTCGCCGACTTCAATATTTGGGTGACCGTAAGAAGCGCAGAGAGACCGGATTTCCTCGGTCTTTTTAATATCGTTCTTATACGCTTCTCTTTCGGTTTTGAGGTCATCAAACGACGCCGTCAATTCGGCTCGGAGCTTTGCAATTTCTCCGCCGTCATTTCCTGGCGGATCCTCCTTGCCTTGAGCGGTCAATTTCTTTCGCTCCGGCGTATCAAAGGCCTTTTGCAAAATTCCTTTGGCTTCGTCACTTAACCCCGTTGGATCATCAATTCCCAACGTCTTTCCGAATTCGACGAGAGTCGAGTCCAACTTAACCATTTTTTCACCTTTTGAATCTTTGTGCTTTGCTGCTAAGGAGACGTGATTCTCAAAGTCTCCTCCTCGCTCAACAAAACTCAATTCCGGAATAGTTCCACCGCGAGCGTGGAAAAACGGTCCCACTTGGAGCCGCCCGTTAATTTCCCTTTTCTCCCCATCGGGGACAAATTCGGGGACAAAGTCGTCGGCGCCTATGGAAACTTGCCACCGGCGACCCTCTCTCTTTGCGTTTATAATCTCATTTTTGTGAAAGCCGTCAACATCTAGGGCGCCCGATGCTTCTATATGTGTGGCTTTGATCGATAATTTTCCCGATCCGACCACCTTTTCGGCATCATGGCGCAAAAGATTTTTGACGTCTACCTCTTTTTGAGGCAACGTAGAGAGATCCAAAACGACGGGATAATCGAATTCACGAACGAATAATTTTCCGCCGCTGTACGCTACCGCCCAATAAGGAGGATCTTTTGATCCCGCCGTCAATTGGACGTTTGAGTTTTCTACATCAAATAACCGCATCGAGTTCTAATTGCTCCTCTTTCGCGTTTCCACTTGGCGAACCTGCCATATCTTGGAGGGTTGTCAACTTCTCGACGTCCGCTGACTCCATTCCATAAGTCGCGAGGATATCCTTTTTCGCTTTCGCAAGCTGGACTTTTTCCTCGTATACCTTTTTCGCATCGCGGCCGCGGGACTTCCAAAAGTCTATCTCGGAGAATTGTCCCATTTTGGCGTAAGTCTCATCCGCTTTCGCTTGCTTCATTTGGTCGAGAGGTTGTTTCTCCGGCCAAAACCACTCCATACGGAATTGACCAAGACCGTCCGGAATCAAGCCGGAAACCAAGACGGCAAAGTCAAACCAAAACCGAAAATACCTCTTGAGGAGTTTCCTCTCCAATTCTTTCCGAACGATATCGACGACTTGCTCGAAAATGATCGTATCGATCCGAGCGGAGGCGAAATTGAAATCCTCGGACGACGTGGCCACGTTCCACGGGAGGAGAAACCGAGCCGCGATCTCCCTTTTCAATTCGTCTTTGACTTCTCGATAACTTTGAACCTTGCCGTGTGAGTGATTCCAAGGAACCATTTTCCAGCCTTGCGGGGTGCTCGTGACCTGCGCCCCTGCCCAATTCCACGTAAGGCGACCACCGGAGGAGATCTCGGTCGCTTGTCCAAATGGGAGATTCGTTTCCATACTCGCGAGAATCTTGGACTCTTTCTCGAGCGTATTCAAAATCGATTCGTCCAATCGTCGGAGCTTCCCGAGGGTCTCGATACAATCGGCGCCCTCCGACATTCCTCGACGAGTTGTCGGTCGTTCCTTTTTGAACCAATGAAAAACGCGGGACGGCTCGTAAGAAACAATCCCATATGTCCCGAGAACCGATCCGAACGCCGTCCCGCCAGGATGATAGCGCAAACGATGATATTTTTCGGGATTCCCCCAATTATCGTAGAAAATCCCATCCGCGGGAGGATATTCCGAATTGAATCTGTTTCCGTAAAGGATTCCCATTTCGTCGGAATGAGGGTCGGAGAATTGCTCCATTTCGTAAGTTTTTATGTCGATCTCGACGTCTGGAATCTGAGGATTGGGAGAAAACACTCCGAAACCCTCGCCCGCGAGAATCCGCTCTTGGCAAATTAGCGCCATGACATTAGGGAGATCGATATCCTCGGTATGCTCTTGCCAATTCTCCTCGACAATTTGAGCCGCTTTTGCTGCCTTTTTCGTTGAGCTCCGAGGAGTAATCCCGAGTTTCGGTCCGGTCCGTATGACGGAATGAATCCATTTGTAAACAAAGGATTTAAACGTCAAGTTATTTCGGAATTCGTATCGGACAAGTTTCGCGATCGCGTGTCGCAATTCCCGAGTATTGATAGCCTCGTCCGATTGCAACGTCGAATATTTAAAATGGTCGTCGTTTTGGTATCGGTGATAAATATCATACGACGCTTTGAGAGCCCACTCCTCGCCGTTTATCTTCTCGGGAGACCTCGAGGGCAATTCCAAAGGACCTCCGTTTTCGTCAACGAGGTATTGAGAAAATTTATTCTGATCGGTCCAAGGATTACTCATACGTGGGGAAATGAACGCTTTTGAGGTTGAGTTGATAGTTATTCAGAAAGTTGAAAACTAGCTTTCGATTCGACGCCGCGGCTTTTGCGTCCTCGACCTCGTTCATTTTTTGCATATCTTGACCGGATCGGAACGTAACGGACTCCTCTCCTCCTCGGTAAGATTTGACGGCTTTCTCGTCAAGGTTTTCGGGATCTATGGGCATCGGGACGGCTTTTTCTCGTGGACGATCGAAATCTCTCCTTGAATATTCACAAATTGAGAGATTTATTCAATCGTCTTAGTCCCATATGTAAAATCAAAACCGAAAAACCTATCTCCCCCGATGGTGGCAAAATGGCAACGTTGCCACTCCCGAAAAGAAAAACTCAAGGGATTCCCATATTTTTTGAAAAAGATTGTCCGGATCTTTGTCGGGTCGCCGCCTAAAAAGTAATCAGCCTATTTATTCGGCATCGCCGCCGACTCCATATCTTTCCGTAGTGTAAAACTCATTACCGCAATATTCGCAACGGCGGATCCGGAAAGTTATCTCGTTTTTCTTATCTTGCTGAGTGCTTATGACTCGGTTTCTCCGGCAACCGCATTTCTTACAAGCATGCGCGCGGTCAGTCCCTTTCGCCTCGCCGCCTGCCAACCATTCGGCCAAAGTCATCTGTTTTTTTGGCGTCTCTCCCTCGCCGGCCGCTATTTCGTTTTCGTCATTCGTCATCGCCTAACCAAGATTTAAGGTCTATTGATGGGGGTTTTTTTGGGTCCCTCGGAGCTTGATTTCCTATCGTTTCGCATCCCTCAAAGGAGGCGAGAGCCATCAATCCCGTAATGACGTCCCAATAATCGTTATCGGGTTTGTTGTGTTTATGATGCCAAGTCGTGATATCTCCCCATTTGGTCTCTACGAGTCTCGAGTATTCGGCGAAACAATGGTCGACCATTAGCTCGTGAGCCTCGGCGTCATGCTCAAAGAAAGAAAAGCTTGTACTTTTCAAGGGAGCGACGAGTCGCTTAATCGCAAAGGTTTTCCTTTCGTTGGTGTCAATCTCCAAAACTCGAGGGTTATTATCCTGCGATTCTTTGTAGAGGTACCCGGGCCCTTTTCGTTCGTTCTGCTTTGCTTTCCGATTGGCTATTGGAGGATTCGTTTTGGACGATCCCCATCCCATCGTCGGGACGATTCGATCGTTATCGATCTCGGAGATTACTTGATATACGACGCTCGTCCATTTCCTCGAGTCGACTCCGATCCGGTCGATTTGCATCCTCGCGCCGTCTTTGTCTCGGACGTATTTCGCCTCGAGCATCTTGGGCAAGAGAGCATGTAGCGCGTTGTAAATAATTCCGTTCTCATCGCGGACCGAGCCGTCCTCATTGAGGAAACTCGCGTAAGCCGCTTGATCGGCGAATCGAGTCGGGATTGCGGACTTTGCGAAAAGCCTCCGATCTTGCTTGGGATAGGTTTCTCGGTCGACGAGGTATCCCTCGAAATTCATCGCGAAACCGGCGACCCCATACCAAAAAACATGGAGACCGAGGTCGACAAAGGCGACAACTTTCTCGGTATCCCGCGGGAGTATATGTCGCGTCGTATGATGCTGTTTCACCATTAGCGATTCGCGATCGAGAACCGTCCGCGATTGCTCGTCGTCCTCGGGGTTATTCTGACATTCACAATTGAAAACCGAGGGGCCCTCGTCAATCAGAATATTCATTGCGTGTTGAATCGCGGAAAACTCTGTTTGAGGCTCGTCCTCGTATTCGTAAGCCCACTCCCAAACCGGCTCGGCGCCCTCGTCCATCTTTTCCTGATTTTCGAGGTAAAATTTCGCCGATTCGATTCTCGCCAGGATGAGCGCGCCCGGGACGGTCGGATCGAAACCGAGTCGAATATCTCGGTATTCGTCCCAAAGCTCCTTGTCGACCGGCATTTTGTGCATCATTGGGATGCGTAGAGATTGCCAAGACGCATCATTGAGAAAGGTATCCGCGCAGTCTTTCGGCTCGATTACCGTTACCGCCATAGCAACGGGGAGAGTCTTGGTATGTCCTCCACCGCGGAGAACTCCTTTTTTGATCATGGCGACGAGTTTTTCGGTCAATCGCTTTGATCCGGAGATATCCTCGTCCGATGGATCGTCGATCGCGACAAAGTCCGGTCTCAAAACGTAAGTCTCATCGTCGACCGCAATCGTCTTTTGCTTCCCTCGAGCGGACGACATCGGGAGAGAAATAATCATATTTCCGGACGACTTCTCTTTCGGAATCGTCGCGAAACGGATTACTCCCTCCTTGAGATTTACCTTTGTGAGTTGTCCGTTATAGGATTGATGTTTCGCCCGATGGCTTGACCCGTGGAGAGCTCGGAAAGGAACGCAAATACGAGGGTAAAGCTCGTGTAAAATCCCGTTTCCGGTCAACTCGGTTTGGATTCCCTCGAGGAGCTCGTCCGCCGATTCGACGTTTTTCGAGTAAAGCATAATCATTGAACGATGATCGTAGATCGCCGCCCAAAGACACGCGCGCATAAGGATAGCCGTCTTTGCAAACCCTCGAGGGAAAGCCTCGACGATCCTCCCGCCCTGCAAGATACAAAACTCGAGCATCTTGATAGCGTTCTTTTGCTCTTTTGAAAACGGCTTTTTACCCGTCGAATTAGGAAAGCATTCCTCGAGAAAGGCGAGGAGATTGAATCGGTATTTCCTCACCTTGTAAGGGCTCGACGTCGCGGGAATCTTTCCCTTGAGATCGTTATCCTCTAGTATTTGCCGGCGCTGTTTATCCCTGTTTGCTTGTCGTATTTGCTCGGCGCGGCTCTTTTTCTTTTTTGCCAATGTGGGCAAACCTCATCCTTTGTAATGCGTTCCGAATAGATAGTCCGTCCAAGGGAAAACCGCGCCGAAATTAGTCGTTACTTTTTTATGGTGGTTCAAATGATGCGCTCGAGACCACCGAAACCACGGGACGAGATAAGCTCCCCACCAAAACGACGGCTCGTCATGTATCGCCCGATGAATAAAACCCCATGACATAAACCACCAAAGGGTAAAAGCCAGCTGATAAATCCAGAAAAACGGATCGGCCAGGAGGGAGACGGTAATCGTCAACGGCGAGAGGGAGAGATTCGCGACGACCCATTGCCCAAGGCTCAATCCCATATGTCGATTTTCGTTTCGATTATGCCCATGATGCTCGACGGCGTGGGATTGGAAAAACGAGGATCCGCGTCGGTGCATTGCCCACCGATGGACGACATATTCCCCGAGGGAGCAAACAACGAAAAGGGTAACGATCGAAATCATTGTTTCGCGATCTCCTCGAGCCTCTCGATAATTGGCTCGATATGCTTGGGGACTTTTACTCCCAACGTTCGAACGAAATCCAGCAAAGACAAGGTTTCGTCGAGACCGAGCTTTCTCGTAAGGATATCGATCTCGAGACCGAGCTCCGCCTCAAACGCCTTTTGACATAACGCCTTTGCATCTGCCCAAGATTGAGGATCGTTGAACCCGTCTCCCTTGAGCTCGTCGTCCGTAGCCGCCGCGGACCATTTGTTATTTTTGCCGTAAATCGGCGTAATACGATAAAACGATCCCTTGCAAACCGGAGACTCCGACTCGTATTCCTCCGATTGCTGGCTTTTTTCGAGACCAAGACCAACCTCGAGAAACTTCAATTCAAACCGGTTTTCCCTCATTCTTTTGAACCGCTCGAGCTTTTCCTCGTCGCTTTCCTCGAGAACTCGGACAACAACAACAAAACGCGCCCCTCCTCCGAATTTTGCCGTCGCGGAATATTCAAGGCGACGATTCCGAATATCCTTTTCGTCCGTATCAATACTCTCAACCTCGACATAATTCCTTACCGCGTCGAGGACCTTTTTTGCATCCGTCAAATCGGATACGAGATATTTAAATTCGTTTTCTACGCCGTGATTTACTCTTACAATTCTCGTCATACCCAAAACCTTGTTTTGTTAAATTTTCTTACCCAATCCGACAGCTTCCGATCGTGACTGGGAAAC